TCTCGAACGTGAAACCCGTGCAAAGATGCTGCGGGCGTGTTGCGCTCTTCCGAATCACGAAACGAATATTGATCTTGCGGAATACCCCATGAAGGGCTTCTCAATTCATGGAACATGGCGCGCTCTTCCGGTGTCAGATAACCGCAAAAAGGACTCTTGTACCGGAGCGGCTCTGGCGATTCCGCGTCCACACGATTCTCCCACCGCGAAAAAATGAATTCTCTCAAATCGGGGTTTGCGGCTTTGTTGGCCCGGTCGATGATTTTTTTCATCGCGGGGTCGGTGGTTGTCTTTAGCGGGGGTGTGTTCGGGGTGAGCGCTGCTTGCAACGTGTACATCATCCAATCTTGGATGTCCGTTATCGCGTCAGCCCATCCGTTCGGGGATGGATACACGGCTATATGCCGCGCAAATTCGCCACCCTGTTGCGTCACGTACCATTTGGTGGACTTCAAATACAGCATATCCCGGGGTTTGGGCTCGTCGAATCCCCACACCACGAATTTGCTGATACCGCCGTCCAAACTGAAGTCCGGACCAAACGACCACACACGGAAGCACAACCGATTGGTGTGAACGAGCCGCTCGGTGCCGTCCACATCGACCGGCTCGATTGCTTCGACCCACGTTCCCAATTCAGTGTTGTAATGATTGATGTCCCAATGGTCTTCTGAAACAACGGTCCCCGAAGGGGCGTTGCGTCGGAACCGCGAGCACGGAACCGGTAATCGCGAATAAGCTTGCGTTTTCATTGCTGACTCCATTTTGTCGAATCGTTTCACTTGGACCATTGTGTGTTTTTGAAAATTTCCGACATCGCACGCTCTATCGGTGCGTCGTCGCGGCCCTCTTCGCACAATTCCATCCCCCATCGCTCTTGGTAAAATCCAGCGTCCGCGAGCAGCTCTTCGGTCATGTTGCGTTCGACGTACTGTTTGAATGTCAGCGGCCCGTTGGCCGACCCGTAGATAGCCGCGTGCAATGCCCCGTATATCCAATGCTGGATTTCCAACATCGCATCGTCCAAGTCCGAATAACGCGCCACATGGACCGGCTCACAACGACCCGACTCGTCGGGTGGGAAGTTCGTTTGATCGGTGACGACCCACGCTTCTCCATCGTTCCAAACGGCCATAACGCTGAACCCACCGTCCACGGAAGCACCCGGTGTGTTGGTGTCGGTAATGACTCGCGTCGAAAACCGAAACACTTCGATGGGCGCGTCATTGGTTTCTGGTCCACGGATTGTCTCTGTGGACCAATAGCCAATTTTTGTGCGCCATATCTCTTGCGTCCGGTCGTGGTCTGCGAAATTTTCGGTGTTGGCGAACTTCGTGTGAAATTGCTGGATTTCGTACATTGTGAAACTCCTTTGGATGCGGCCCGATTCAAAAACTGGGGAACCAACGTGGTGTGCCCCATGTCAACAATAATACCATATCCACGCAGTACTATCCACATAAATGTGAACGGGTGGTAGATATATGGAACGGGCAATCTGTTCGATTATGAAAACCCATTCCCCCCCATGCTGTGGACCCACCGTGACTGGATACCCACTGATACTGGGCACCCTTGGTTTTTGAAGGGTCCGGGTTTTTACAAAACGGCTGCTGCTCGGACCGCGAGCGTGACCCACGACAACAACAACTCGTCACTGTTGATCCGCGCCGCATGAAGCGTTCGTGCCACGCTCTTCAAAATCGTGGCCTCCTTGGACCAACCACCACGGGCAAGCGCAATTTCGGATGCAAACGCTTGCTTCTCCGCGTTGAGATAATCACCGGGACGACGCGCAAGCGCATAACGCAACGACATCGCATAGCCGTCATGGCCGACGTGAAACAACGCTTTGGTACCTGCCATCAAAGCAAGCTGGCACAACTGGTCTCTGTTCTCTAACATCGCGAACTCCTTCTTGTTTTCTGGGGCAGGCTCGAAATCGAGCCTACTACCTACTTATATATATAAACACTGTCGCTGGACTGTGCTCACGCGAGATTTCCGTGAAGAAATCCGAAAATCGGACTGGCACGACGCTTGCATGTCGGACATCCGTTCACCGGTGATCAAATGTTCACCACTGAACAACTGTTCACCGGTGATCAAATGTTCAACACTGAACAACCGTTCCGTGCTAATTATTTTCGCATTTGGCACAATTCTTGAACCATGCAATCCCCATGCCATAACTCGGTTTCGAAAAATGGCGTAAGTGTCCGATCCCGGCGATTGTCATCGAGACAATCGCACGGGGCCGGAACGTGAAAAACCCCGGGGTGTCAACCCCGGGGTGTTGTGGTTTACACAAATGCGGAAATTGCGATAACCGCACAAATCGAAATTGCGTATATGGTCAATGCCATTGTTTTACCCGTTGTTCATTGTTGTTGCCGGTGCCGGATCCGGGCAACCCCGGAAACCCACGGTTATTACCCGTGGCGATTATCCCGGGGTGTGAACCCCGGGACAATCCGCACAATCCCGACCGTTATGATTTCCGGCCCACGTTACGCGTGCATGAAACCATTCGAACCGTTGCGTGCAACGTGCCGGATTTTTTGTCGCCGGTACGGTCAATCGCGTACGTGCGATCGGCCGTGTCGGACGCGGTCAAAACCCGTGCCGTGACGGCAAATTCGCGGATAACGGAATCGATCATGGATACGATTTTATCGATGTCCAAATCCCGCGCATCATATCCGGCGTTGGCCATTGCCGTCGTCGCATAATCCACGTTCACACCGTTTTCGCCGAACGCCAACGTTGTGATAATTTCCCGTTTGCCCGGTCGCGCCATTCGCGCCGCACGTTCCGCGGCACGTTGGGATTTCAATGCAATCCCGGTTGCGGCCGCCAATGGTGCCAACGCGGCACGTAACACGTCCAATTGTTCGCCCGTCATATCACCGATCGTTGCGGGATCCAACGTGGACAAATCCACGGGGGCCGCGGTATCGGTCGTTTCAACAACGGGGGAATTTTTGCGGTTTTTCGTTTTTGACATTGTTCCAAATCCAATCCCGGTTGCCCGGGCGTTATCGTTTCATCCCGTCCCCGGGAATCATCGGGCCGTTTCAATCCCGGGAAATTCCCGGGGTTGTGGAACCGGCGACGATTGGAACAACGGATATTGTTTCCAACCCCCGGATAACCGGTGATTGGGTCCATATTGTCAATGTCCGGCCGGGGGCCGTCCCCCGTCGATACGGGGGCATGTGTTAAACGTACACGATTGAACCATTATTCACAACGTTATTGTACCTCTATGATATCATTGGCGTTTTTTGGTGCCGTTGTTCGTGTTTGTGTTAACGGTCCGCAACCCCGCGTTATCGTTGGGGTTTTTTTTCGAAACCGCGGCCCGTAACGGGTCCGGGGACACCGGCACCGGTCGCACCGTAACCACAAACGGCGCAACCCCGTGTTATCGTTGGGGAAAAAAAACGACATCGGCCGAAAATAAACCGAATACGGTACCGATACGGTATTGGCACGGCATTTGCACGTCGAACGGGGGCCGTTTCGCCCGTATATGGCATGCCAATTGAACAATGCAATCACTATGCCAACGCGTACGTTTATCTCTTGGTTTGGTTACGCCGGATCCTCTGATTGTACCAGTCGGTACGGTCGGCCGATCGGGTCGGGGTTCGCCGGTTGACGGTGCGAACGGGACTCGCGATCGGTCGGCCCCGGATGGTAACGCGGGATCGCACCACATCTCCCGCTCGGTTCGGTTGTGACCACCTCCCATCTGGGGCCGCTCGGTCTCCGGTCTCCGCGCTCTGTCTGGTCCGGTCTGTAATCGAAAATAATTCGGCGCACCATATCGGGGGGCCTGTGGTTTGATCGCGTGCCCCCGGTCTGGGGTGTTCACGCTCCCGCTCTGACCGTGCCCACGGCTCTGAATGCCGACCTCTGCCCGGGGCAATCCGCGGCCGGTCTGATCCCGCAACGGCCCGCATACACTGTGACCGGATCGCATTTTTTGGCACGATTCTTTCCGGGTTACACCACACCGAAATTACTTTCGGAATTCGGTGAAACTTGCACGGAACTTGCATGATGCGCTCCTGGGTACCCACAAATTGCTAGCACGCTACAGCAGGGTGTAAGGCTACCAGTTCTTGACAGCAACATTACCGCGTTGCAGGATTGGCGTCATGGCAGAAGAAACCCCACGGCACCGACGCGCATTCGACTTATACACGAAGCTCCGCAGCACCCGTAAGGTTGCGCCGGTAATCGGTGTGCATGAGGTTACCGTTCGTCAGTGGTCGCGTATGTTCGGTTGGCAAGAGCGTTTACGTGAGCACGACTCCCAGCTATCGAAATCTGCCGAAGCCGCCAAACGGCAAAAGGCCGAGGCCAAGGCACCCAAGACCGAAAGCACCCCTGCAATCGGCCCTTCCATTGGAGAATCCGCACCAGCACCCCCACCCCCCCAAAAGACTGGTGACGGGAACACCTCTCCAACAGACTTGCGGGTAGTAGAAGGATTGCTGGCTCGCTCAGTTCGCGATCTGGCTACCCGCAAGTCTCCTTCCATTAAGGCATCGTGTCCCAAGTGTTCAGCACGTTTTGATGCAAAGGTCCCGTGGACGGTTGCCGATACGAAGACGAATGTTGGAGATGTGGAACGGTTGATGCGTTTGAAATGGCAATTGGAAGGGGGTGGACCGGGTTCTGGGGGTGAAGATGCGGAATACCGGGACGAACGTTCGACAACCGAAGTTGCTCGGTCTCTAGTCAACCACCTCGAACGTCTTGGTGGGTTGAATCACATGATCGGACTGTACTTGGATGCCCAACCCGATGACTGACCCCACCCCACCATTGAGCCATGCCATTTTGGATGGTGATTGGGAACCATCTTGGGAGTCGTTGGGCCGAGCCGGCGTTTCATTGCGCGGTCGCATGAACCAACTCTCTGCTGAACTGTCGCGCAAATCCGGTCTTTCCGGTGATTTCTTCGTATCTCTCCGTGGCATGGAACGCGACCTTGCGCGACTCGAACAAATCGCTTCGACCGAGGATTTTTTCCGTTGGTGCCGACGTTACATACCGCGACAAGTGAACCGTCAACCGGCATCCATGCACCAGCGTGTCGTTGCTGACCTTTCGTGTTTTTTGAATCGGGAAGAACCCGATCCCGTACGTTTTCCCGGTGCTGATCGATACGGTGCGTACGCTCTCCCCCGTGGTCACGGCAAAAGCACTTTGTTGGGGTTCGCATGGCCTTTGTACCTTTTATGCAACTGGAAGAAGTTCGATCTCTTCGGCTACGACGACGAAAACGGCGAGCGTCAGATCGACCAACGACCATTCATCGTGATCATCAGTGCCACCGAGTGGCAGGCTGCGGATCGTGTTCGCGCAATCCGCGTAGAACTTGAACGAAATCAAGAGCTTGCGGAAGACTACGGCGACCTAAGAACATATGGTCGCGGGATCAAATGGTCTGACCATGATCTTATCACAGCCGACGGGTCACGAATAGTGTGCGCGGGCATGGATACGGCTTTCCGTGGCCTTGTTGAGGGCGAATCCCGACCCAATGTGGTTTTGCTGGATGACATCGACGACAAGAAGACAATCACCACCACGGAATTGAGAAACAAGGCAGCTAGAAAGATTTCTGAGGAAGTGATCGGACTCGGCATCGAGGGCGAGTTCATGATGGTCGCATGGGGCACCATCCTCCACTACGATTCCGTCTTGGCCCGACTGCTTGATACGGCTGGTGAATTCCAAGGGTACGTGCGCCGGAAGTACAAGGCGTTGCCAGACGAAGACACACTCGACCAAAAAGCCGGTGAAGTTGCATTTCCAGCAAAGTGGCCCAAACATCTCCTTCTCAGAAGAAAAAAGAGCATCCCGCCACTCGCATGGTCCACCGAGTATCAAAATGAACCGATGGACGACAGCACCACCGTGTTCCCAATGCACTGGCTCCGTGCAGCAATGGGACGAGGTGCGGATAGGGAAACGCCAATCATGCCACTACTTCCCGTCGAAAAAGGCGGTGAGTTCATCGTCGTCGCCCAAGGATGGGACTTGGCATTCGTGGACAACAAGCGCCATGCAGAAAAGAAACGTACGTCTTTCAATGCTGGAATCACTGGAGCCGTTGACATCCACGGGAACCTTCATTTATGCCATCTGATTCGCAACCGTGGGCTCAACCCTCTCGAAATGGATGAGATGATCTCAGCAAATGCCGCTTTGCTTGAGCCCGATGTGGTGGTAATTGAAGCCAACCATGCGGGGCACGTTCATATTCACACGATCCGAGAAGAAACGGGTATCCCGGTTGTCGGAAGAACAACTGGCGTGGAAGTGAACGATCTCTACAAAGGGGTCCCGGCACTACAAAGACCATTTGCCAATGGGCAGGTCATCATGTGGTGCGGAGATGAATACGGACGACGAATGATGGAAGCAATCGTAGAAGAATTGCACCGCTTCCCACAAGGGCGTAGAGGGGATACCGTCATGGCCTTGTGGCATTTGTGGTCCGTGCTGCGCCCAGCAATGATGAAGGCAGAGCGTTTGAGGAAAGAGGGAGTTGCCCACAAATTCCGAGAAACATTCAAACTTGGCGATTTCAAAGTCGATGTGAGGACTGGCGATGATGCTGAATAATGTCGAAACACAAAACTCTTTCTTGGGTAACTGGCTGCAACTTAGGCCGGGAAGCTCATATGAAACAACGATGGAACTAAGATGCTGGCTCCCATTGTTCGCTCGCGCTGTTGCGGCACACACACTGCTGGATTTTGGCTGTGGAGCGCGTGGCTGGATGGAAAGTTGTGACATTAGACCCACCAGATACATCGGAGTGGACATCGATGCGGAAACCATTGCTTACAACCAAGAGCAGTGCCCCGAAACCGAGTTCCATGTGATCGGACGGAATCCAACGGACTTGCCGCAAGCAGACATTGTTTTTTGCAAGGACGTGTTTCAGCATCTTTCAAACAGTGATGTCCTTGGACTCATCGAAACAATCTGCTCCACAAGAGCTCGCTTCCTGATAACGTCAGCAGACAGCTATCCACCACCACCGACGAATGAGTCACGCGATTTTGAAAGCGTCGGGGTTTGCGATGGTGCCGGGTATGTTCCTGAAAACTTGAAGATCGAGCCGTTCCATTTGACCCATTTGATTGGGACGGTGATCTTGGATCACAAGTTCTACCAAGTTTGGGACTTGGATGAAGAACCCATTTCGCACAGAATCCTCTATTCTGTGACTCCATATGATAAGGTGCTGCTGAATGACTACAAGGTATGCGCCGCTAACATTGGTATCGTAAATGTCTGAAAAAATTGCGAACAAGTTTTTCATCGACACCGGCAAGGACAGCCATCCTTCCAAATCAAGCGATCCATATGCCGATGCCGGGAAAGACACCGTAAAAGTCCAAGAAGCGCAAAATGTTGAAGAACAGTTTGCCGCTTGGTACGACAAGGGAATCATTGAACCGCCAGATCCGGGACTCGTTTCCCTAATCATCGGCGCATCCCAGTCAAACATCGTACCGCAGTGCATCGATGCAATCGCTCGCAATCAAGGCGGGTTTGGAATCGACATCGAGCCAACGTTTGACGATCCCGATACACCACCAGATGGGTCTGAAGACCAGAGGGAAATCCTCGAGAAGTTCGTTGCAACATCGTGCAGTCCGAGTACGTTCGAAAGCATCAGGGCGATGAGAGATCGGGACCGCGAAGAACAAGGAAACGGGTATTTGGAGTTCAGAACCACCGTGGGCGGCGAACTTGCCGCAATGAACCACGTTCCCGGCTTCACCATGCGAATGGCTGGACTGTCTGAGCCGATGGTGGTGGAAAAAGACTGGATGAACCCGAGAAACGGCAAAGTCCACAAACTCTCCAGAATCCATCGGTTCAGGAAGTACGTCCAAGTTCCCGGCAACGTATACCCCGGAACAAAAGGCAAGTTCATTTTCTTCAAGGAGTTTGGAGATCCACGCTACTTGGACAAAACAACAGGAGAGTGGTCCGAAAACCCAATCCCGATTGAGAGCCAAGCAACCGAAGTCCACCATTCAAAGCGCTACTGCTCCTTTTCAATCTACGGATTCCCCGCTTGGGCATACATGGCACCTGAAGTCTCTTCGTTGAGGGAGTTCAGTGAACTGGTGTGGTACTGGTTCCGACAAGGTTGCATCGGGACGAAGTTGATTACGACTTCCAATGGATACATCACGTCGAGGTCGAGGAAGAAACTCCAAGACGCACTGAACAATACGCGAGGGCTGCAGCAATCATTCGGAGTATTGTTTGCTGAAGCAGTCGCAGCCAACCCAGAAGACCCTTGGGAAGACGACACGAGTGCTGGTAAGCGCCGTGGTAACGTTGTCCACGTCGATGATCTCCAAAGCGAACTCACTCACCGGTTGGTTTTGGATTACCAAAAAGCAATGCGACCAGTTGTTCGTTCCGCGTATCGGTTGCCGCCGACATACACTGGCGAAGCGCAGGAATACACCCGAGCGAGTGTCATTACGAGTCAAACGGTTGCTGAAGAGCAGGTGTTTTCGCCACTTCGCCGGGAAGACGATGCGTTTTTCAATGGCGAAATATTGTCTCGCCTTGGGGTGTGGCACTGGAAGATCAAGTCCCGTGGCCCACTTACGACAAACGATGTCGATGTGGCTATGGCAATGGCACCTTACACGCCGCTGTTGACCTTCCGCGCAGTGTCTCAAGCGGTGAAGGAACTTTCTGGAATTGAAATGCAGGTCCCAAATGAGCCGTGGACCAACTTGCCGCTGGAAGTTCTCAGGTCGAGATTGCGCTCAGGCGTTGAAGTGAACAAGCCGGTATCGGAAGGAGACATGATCTCGGATGAGGTCGTTGAAAAGTCCGCTTTGCGAGGTGATCGCGTCTATCAACGCGCCGTTTCAATGATGCAAGGACAGCCGACATATGATAAGTCGGTCGATACGGAGCAGGGCGAGGAGATTTATCAGCACGTTCGTTCTTTGTTGGGACTCGACGACTGATTCACGGTTTGCCCCCCACTCGCAGCAACGCAAAGCACGGACGAGGTAATTTGTTCCATGAGCATATCCGACCCACAAACACAGAGCCCAATTTCCAAACAAACGCTTTCAACATGGTCTGCAATCGCAATTGCCGGTTTTACCGCATTTAGCGCTTACATGGGCCAGAAAGATACGCAACATTTCGCCATGTCCTTTGAAGGCGGTCATTACGAAGCCATTGTGGATCTACGCAGCAAAGTGGATTTTCTTTTTACCAAGGTGGTTGCGTGTGAAGAAGCCGTTCGTCCACCCGGACCAGCACAGGAGTCCCCACCAGACCCAGATGCGGGGTCCACGTCCACCGTTGATGCTTCGACATCCCCGGATGCCAAAAGCGATCCCGTAAAACCGGTTCCAGAGGAAACATCACTTATTCCAGTTCAGCAAGTTGTCCCTTTCGACTTGGACGACCTTGGCAGGCCAAAGTGGAAACCAGTCAAACGGAAATAAATCCACCAAGAGGATCGTTTAGGGAATACGAACACTGGTTTTGGTCTGATGCCAAAGTGATGGCGTTTTCTCTGATTTCCAAAACGGATGAAGACCCAACTCAAGCGGCTGGAGAGTCTCTTTATGAAGAGATGTGGTCGCTGTACAAGGCGTTTCTCGCTGCGGGCATAGCGACAGCAATTGCATACGCAAAGCGTCGTGGTTTGCACAAAACACTCCCAGAGGAGTTTGCGGCGATTGTTTCGTTGTCTTTCAAGGAGTTCCCAGAACAGCTTGTGGACCCAATGAAGCAAGCTCTTGGGATCGCAAACGCTGCAGGTCGCGCAACTGTTCCTGTCGCGGAGATCACGACTTCATTCAACATGGTTGACGCAAGGGCTGTTGATGCTCTTTCGCGTGGCATTCCGCTATGGGTAAGCGAAAAAATAAAACGAATGCGCCCCGAGATAGCTGATTTGGTCCGCAGGGAAGTTTTGGAGAAAGGTGTTCATCCAAGAGACTTGGTTCCGGCACTGAAAGACGCTCTCAATTTGAAACAAAAGCGTGACGATCTCTATTTCAGGTTTTTGGCTCACAACGCAGCAGCTTCAGCGCGGAATCTTGGGGTCATCCGGTCGATGGTCATGGTTGGCATTGAAACTTACATCATCTACACGCAACTCGATGAACGGGTTTGCCCGATTTGCGCTCCAATGCACGGTCAGGTGTTTCGAGTGGAGCACGCCAAGACTCTTTTGCGTGCCATTGACATGGCGTCTAACCCAGAAGTGCTTGCAGATGTATGGCCTTGGCATACTCGAACTTCCCCAAATCGCGAGTCCCCGGAAGACATTGTTAGTTTTGGTGGTCACGTCCCCCCATTCCACTTTGGATGCCGATGCTACATTTACGCTCAGCAATGAAATGTTTTGGTTCGCATACCGTATCGATACGGACTGCGCGTGGGTCAGGACAGTACAGAACAGTACAGCACATTCAACAATGTTGACCGCAGGCCCGATTGCGCGGTAGTGTACGGTAGTCTTATGGTAGCGCTAGTCTTTGTTGACGGGAGAGCTTCAACGCTATACGGTGCGTCACATGAGCATTGCTGATTATGTCGTCTCGGATGCCAGAGATGGTAAAAAACAATCTGAAGTTACTGTAACGCTCCGTCTGAAAACGTCGGATGCAAAGCTGAAGCAGTACACTTATGAAGTGTACACGCCGTTTGACCCAAATGATCCGGCACTCGATCAGATCGACAATCATGGGGAGTTCATGCTCCCATCTCATTTGACCAAACTTGCTCATGACTTCATTTCAAACTGCCGCGTGGTGAAGATCGATCACCAAGGCGAAGATCAGTTTGTTGATGTGGTTGAAAGTTGGATCAATGATGATAGAGTTCAGTCGCCCAATTTTTACCCGAACGCATGGGTGATCACGTTGAGCGCCGCTAGGGCACCGGACATTGCTGAAAAGATTGAAAACGGGGAACTTCCCGCCGTTTCCTTCAGCGCACTTGTCCATGAGCAAGAAGTTCGAATTCCTAGTGCAGAAATCCCAGATGACCCGTATGGTGGTAAGTACGACCATACACTGGCAGCCGTCTAAGATGTCCAAAACGAGAAGTCAGAAAAGAACGGAATTCTCAGATGAGGATGGATTTCTCCGTCTTAAGCAACTCATTCCAATCATGGATGGGTCTGCTTTGGAACTTTCCTTGGTTGCGAACGGGGCGAACAATCGAGTTCTTGCCGTTGCGAAGAGGGATACCCCATCGGAAAGGTATCTCGCGACTGAAGTTAACAAAGCCAAGACCCCTCCCGAAGTTCAGGAAAAAATACGACTTCTCATCTCTGAGGGTCGATCTCCAGAACAAGCCACAGCTATTGCGTGGGATATGCACCGAGAGGGGAAACTTTCGACAAAAGCGGTGCTTGATGCCGTAGAGGATGACGGGCATATGTCTGACGATGCTTCCACTGAAGAAAAAGGTTGGCACGAGTACGGAAAGAAGAAGAAGCCACGCGAAGAAGAAGACGTGGCTGAAAAAGGCGCAACCACGGAAGATTCGTTTGTTCCTTCTGAAGTTGACGACCCAGTCGGTGCTGGAACGGAACTCACCATTCCAATTCCTGTTGACAACCCTTCATGGTCAATGTCATTCAGGGGCAAGGTGAAGAACTTCATGAGTTCTTTGTTTTCGGGTTTTGAATCTGAGGCAAAAGAAAACATGATTCCTTTCGAGGAACTCTCTCAAGTTGAAGAAATCTATAAATCATTCGACAATGGATCTTCTTTACTTTGGGAAGTTACTCTCAATGTGCTTGCTTCCGATAATTATTCTCCAGAGAGTCGCTCCGTTTTCGTTTCGAAGGCGTGCGATGCTTTCAAGGATGATCTTTTGAGCAAGGTGGACTTCAGCGGACTATCTTCGGGCGCAGCCATTGCCATGTCTAAGGCAGTGAGCAAAGCCAGAGAGTTTGGTGGTCCTGATACTGTCATCAACGTTTTGAAAAATTCTGTTGAGGAGGACGCGATGAACAAGGACGAGCTTACCGCCGCCATCTCGGAAGCAGTTAAGAGCCAAATGGAACCCATCCAGAATGAGCTTGCGGCTGTTAAAGAAGAACTGTCTGCGGTGAAGAAAGCGTATGGGTTGCCTGACAATGCTCTCAGTGATCAGTTTGGTCATTTGATGGGAACTGCGGACGGCGCTGACCCAGAAAGCAAGATTTCCGGTGCCACTGCGGCGCAAGCAGTCAAGACCGATTTTGTTTCCAAGACCGATCTTGAAGCTGCAATGTCTCGGTTGGAAGGGATTGTGCTCGGCTCCAGTAGCCGAGAACCTGAAATTACCAACAAGACCCACAATGAGTTGACTTTGGCCGCTCTTGAAGGCGGGCCTTTCAACTTCCAAGGCTAAAGGCCTTTTAGGAGAAGACAATGCCCACGAATGGAGATATTTTGCGGGAAACCAATCAGGTGATGAGCCAGATTGGAATTGCCCAGAAGGCCGATGGCGTAAACGAGACATCAGCGCTCACAGCCGGTCAGTTTTCAAATCGCGCACAGGTTGAGCGGCTTGTTGACTTGACGGTGAATCTTGGTGGTTGGACCAGCGATCTTACCCGATTCGTTCGGTCTCAGCGTGCTGGTCAGATTCCTCGAGCAACAATCACCGAGCCGGTGACTGAAGCAACGTCGGAAAACGTCCTTGCCGCCAATGATTACCAGCGCATTGAGCCGGATTTCCTCAGCTACAACTGCCAGAAGCTCCATGTGAAGTGGGCCGTTACGCTTGAAGAGATCCGCGAAGCCGCAGCGTCGGGAACCCCGATGATTGGAAACGCAATTCAGCAGATGATGGCAAAAGCCATGATCAATGATCTTGCGCGTCTTTTCGTCATGGGAGACAACACGCTCGGCTCATCCACAAAAGAAAACCGCCTTCTGAAACGTTGGGACGGTGCTTTCAAGCAGGCAAAGACAAGCGCAAACGTTCGCTACCCGACCACTGCGACGGGCAAAGCGTTCGATGGTGCCATGTTCGATGCCATGTATGACACCCTTCCCGACAAGTACAAGCATGACGATGGCTTGAACTGGTGGATGGCATCGCGGCTTGATCAGAGTTGGCGTCAGTCTTTGACGACACTCAACCAAGCTCCTGCCAGCCAAGTTCCAAGCAATCTTCGCGACTCCGTGATTCAATCCCGAACCGGCCCGCCTCCGCTCGGAATTCCTCTCACGGTTCTCCCGCAGATCCCGACCAATGACAAAGGAACGACCTTAGCCATTGCACCCACATCGGTAGCCGATGATGGTGACGGGACCTGCACTGTTGTTCTGACAACCTTGCTGTCCGGCTCGGACTTTTCGGGTCGCCGGGTCAAGGTGACGAACCTCACGACCGGTCAGTCCGAAACGCTAGTTGTGTCATATCCTGCCACTGTGAACACCATTTACACGGCAGGAAGTCTGGGCCAGTCGACCATTTCGACTGTGGCTGCCGACTACACCATTGAGCTTGCGGACATGACGTTCAGTATGCTTCTGAATCCCAAGAATATGTTCCTCGTATTCTGCGATCAGATTCGGTCGTACCGGGACTGGAACCAAGAGCTTGAGCGATGGGAAATCGACGTTCACTATGAAGTGGACTGGGGTTGCTTCAACTGGGATGCAGTTGTCATCCAGCATGGAGTTCTCCCGTCGTCAATGCTCTGGGAGTAAGGAGTAGCCAATGGCTTCGCAACGCCTTTGCATTTATGAGTGTTTGGCCGCATCCAACATGGGAGCGGTCCGTGGCGAAACTCGTACCGTTGCAGAAGGTGGTGACGGTCAAAGGGACTTGGAGGCAAATCCAGCTTGGCAATTGGTCCGTGCAGTCGATCAGAATGATTATGACGTTGCACGGAACCAAGCCATGTTGGAGGTCGAGATTCTTCGCGGGGAAATCTCTCGCAACGACAACGACAGCGCCAAAAAGACAATTGGGCGACTCAGTGACTACCTCACCGAGAAGTCCTCAAGTGCCGCAGCATCCAAGAGGGCAAAGAAAGAAGCTGAAGCAGCAACAAAGAAAAATGATGCTGAAAAAGCCTCTGAAGCCGCCGAAACGCCAGAATATGAGCTTCCGTCTCTGTCTCAAGTCGATGGCTTGAGAAAAACTGAACTCATAAGAGCACTTAGCAACTTGGGCGTTGCGGAGCCAGATGCAGCTACTCGTACCGTGAAAGAACTAAAGCGCGATCTCAAGGAAGCGCTGAACGACCAGTAACTCTGGTTTTGGAGAATCGTCATGCTGACACACAAGTTGAAGACAATTAGTCACTCCGACGCAGATGTGGGCGCTCGGTTTCAGGTATATGGGTTCCACATCACTGACGGCACTACACCAAGCACCCAAGCCACCGGAGCGGGAAACCTCGCGGTTCGCGCAAACGTTGGTGAAGGGTACGTTGTGATCGATGGGCACTACCGTGAGCAGTTCCAGCCAATCATCGACAATAACATTGCCGCAGCATACGCTGCCGGTCTTGTTGCGGGTGGTGCTCGATATTTGAGCATTGCTGTGGTTGCGTGGCTGAACCGGCTTACCGGGACAATCAACATCGGCACGTTCAAGGGCTCGCCTTCTACGACGGTTTTGGGTGGCATGGCATCGATGGCAACCATCTTGGGAGTGATTGGAACAGACAATCCGGCCATTGTCCTTGGTGACATCAACATGGATCGAACCGGAGACACGACCGTGACTCAAAGCGTGACTTACACTCGCCGGATTGGTTCTTTGTGGGACGGCATTGTCTACAACGCCACTCCGTTTGCGGATACGAGCTTCACGGAAATGAACTAGTCTCCGCTATGACCTTGGAGGCTGGCTGTGGCGAGGAACTATGTAGGGGAGTATTTTGATAACCACGGCGCGCTTAGAGCGTTGTGTGGATTCTCTGCTTCGTCGCCAACGGATGACGATCTGACGACTGCGACTGCGCGGGCCGTTCAAATCGCTGAAAAAGCGATGGGCGGTCAGCGTGGTTTCGCTGAAACCAAAACATTGATTGTGTTTGGAAGCGGCGTTCGCGACCTGTACGTTCCGTATCCGTTGTATTCGATCACTAGCATTGCTGAAGAGAACAAGTCTGGCTTGCTTACTGCAGGCGCCACGACTGGCTACACGCTTCTTTCCACCACCGTCATGGCAGATGGTGGCTGGGATGAGTTTCGCGTGTATCCGAGGATTGAAAAATACGACAGGACCAGTAAATGGAGCAACCATTTGCGGTATACCATTATTGGTTCATGGGGTATGGTCACCGAAGACGGAACGACGCCTGAAGACATGAAACTGGCACTCGCCCGCCTCGTGGTTTTGAATAGCCATGTGGCTGGGGATGAAGAGGCGATCTTTCGGCGTAAACTTGGTAATATCGTCACCCACAGGGTTGGCGGTAGAACGGTCAGATTCAGGGGCTCATCGGTTGGCAAGTCGAATTTGATTGCCGAGCGTTGGGTATGGGAAACGCTGATGTCTTACCGCGTCGATCACATCAGCAGCTCTTCGAAGAGGATTGAAGACGTTCAGGCTTCTAGGCAGGAGCAAAGGAAAGGAATTTAGTCATGGCAGCAACTAAGAAGCGCGTTCACTTGAATCAGAGCCGAGAGGTTCTTTTTAGTTTCAACTCCACCGGGAGAACAGTCCGACTGGCTTCAACGGAAGTTCTTGACGAATGCGAACTCGAGGAGTTGGATGATGCGTGGGTTGAAGCCATTGAAGACGTAGACCCGCCTGCACCCAAAGAGACAGAGAAGAAAGCATCTTCCAAAAAGAAGAGGCGAGCAAAGAAGAAAGACGGAACGTATGTCGCAGATGATCCCGCGACACCCGATGTGAACGAAGCGTGGGAAGACGGGAAAGGTCCAAACGCAAAGGACAAAGGTAAGTAATGGCTCGCTACGGAAGAAATGCAAATCGTACGACTAGGTCGGTCACCGGAACCAATAATGTTGCTGAGACTGGGGCAACGGTAACGCTGACACGAGAGCTCTCAACCGCAACAGGCAAACCTGTCTTTGACAATTGCGCGTTGTACTACCAAAACGTCGGCACCACTGATGACTCGGTTTATGCCGTTGTGGATGGAACATCGTTCACTGTGGCCGCAGGCACGGCAATCAAAGGCGTTGTGACTTCAGTTGGCCCACATCCAGATTCGTACATTGTTGAAGCAACCATCGCTTCTAGTGATTCAATCACTTGCACCCTTTTGGAGTGGTAAACATGGATTCGGCCAAAAATGCTCTCAAGAGCAAAACGATTCTAAGCGGCATAGCAACGATTGTGGTGGCTGCCCTGATGATTGCCCAAGAAAACGGCTGGCTAGCGCTTCCAGAGGCCGTTGCGGGCTTGTTGGAGTATGTTCTCGTTGCCACCGGAGCCGGCGCTTGCTACGGCAGGGTCAAAGCAAACACGGTGATCGGAAAGCCCACCGGGGCAGATGGTTGATAAATGACGCCCGAAGAGTACAACAAAGGAAAGCTCGAGTCGGGCGACATAGGACCTGAACACATTTCAATCTTGTCTGCATTCTGGCAACAGAACCACGATTTGGAAGCGGACGGAATGTGTGGAGCGAAGACCATCACGTCTTTGCTGGAATCACTCCCGAAATCAGAGTCTACAATTGGCGCACTCGCTCTTGAAATCGCAATTGGCGAAATTGGGAACGGGGAAGTTGGCGGCAACAACAGTGGTCCCCACATTGCCAAGTACAAAGGCATAAAAGACGACGGTGACGACGACGACGATGGCGCTTGGTGCGCCAGTTTTGTTTCGTGGTGCTGTCTTGAAGCCGCCAAACGTCTGGAGATTGATCTCCCGTTCAAGACGAGTCATGGCGCAAAGAGGCTTTTGAGGAATGTGATAAAAAGTGGGGGTGGAAGGATTTCAGATCCAAAGCCCGGGGACATCGTGTGTTGGGACAGGGGAAGGCCGGGGTCATGGCAAGGCCACATTGGTTTTGTTGAAAACTTGAAAAACGGAATTTTGTATACCGTTGAAGGCAACGTCGGACGATTCCCTTCAAGAGTCAGAAAGTTTCAGCACGATTTTGATCGGGAAACGCGCTTGGAAGGTTTTGCGAGATTGTAAGTTACAGGTAGTAAGATGCATCAATGGGTCAAACAAAACGCTCCGACCATCGTGGGATGGCTTTTTGCCGGTGGTATGGCTGTGTGGGCTATTTCCGCTTGGCTTTCTGAAATCGAAATGGGTCAAAAGATTATCCACAAGGATGTGAATGGAGTTGTGACTGGTTTGGAAATGACAAAAAGCCAAGTTGCGAAAAATACTGGAGACATCAGGTCTCTAAAAGAGCGTCAGGTCGATATTGTCGTCAATCAGGAGCAAGTATCCGAAAACTTGACTGAGTTGGATCGGTTGACTGTAGAGCTCAGAACAATCGTCAAAGAGATCAAAAGATGAAACTTTTCAGCGTAATTGTGTTTTTGATTTTTGCATCTGGGTGTGCCGCGACGTGGCCCGCCGCTTGCATTGTTGAGCCGGTTGAAATGGCAGGCAAAACCGAAAACATGAGGCGTTGCAAATGCGAAACGTTCAAATTCCGCATTTTGCCCTCTTCGGATGGAGCACCGTCCCCTGCTGGGCGTGTTTTGGTTGAATGCGACGGTCACCTTGTGCCGTTCCAAGTGAACGCAGCAACGATAAAGATGGGTCAAATGACGCCATGACGAACATCACCCCATCGGAACTTGCGGACAAGATCACCGGCACGGCAACAACGGCTGCGGCGACATTTGCTGAATCGCTCATATCGAAAGCGTCGGATGTCCACCCTGCCCTTTCCCCGATTGTTTCTGCCATTATCCAGATGGCAATGACTGAAGAAAACGTTGAAAAGATGAAGGAAGTCATCGAAAACTTGTTGGTGGAGATCATGGGCGATGACTACCCGGTCATTGTCGATGCTGGCGTTGTAGAATTCATCGATGAGAGAACAGATGCGGCTTGATACAAATGTTTTTTATCGATCCTGACGAAATACAAGTTGAAGTTGTTTCCGACAATCAAGTTTATGATCAGTATGCTGGTCGTCCTGTTGCCGTTGTCGGGAGAGACTCCTCTTTCACGGTTCGCGCATCGCTAGAGCCACTTCGCAGGGAAGACCGATTGCCAACGGACATCGGCGCAACTCCAAAAACATCATATCTGGCGACCGTTAGAAGGTCTGACTGGGCAACGGCTGACAGCCGGTCCGACCCGAAACCAAGGGACGGAGATCGAGTCACTGGCCTTCGGAAGTTGTATTCCACGACTGAATCTTTTGAAACGGTGGATCTGTACATCAATGGCGTAAGCGCTTCTGGGTCCACTGCGGGTGGATTCAGCTATTGGGCAATGACGCTTGTTGACAGGGAGGCGCGGGACTGATGGTTGGCCCTCGCCATATGCGCGGAAGGATGAAACTCGGCTATTCCATGAAAGGCATGGACGAATGGCTGAGCATGACCGATCCAAAGCGCGTTGAAGTGGTATTGAAGCCAGCAGTTGCCGCTGGGCTCAAAGCAGCCAGCTTGTTCATGGAGAAGCGAATCAAAAGTGCGATTCATGACCGACATTATGCGCCTAATGCACCACTTACGGTTGCAATGAAGAACAGCAGTCTCCCTTTGGTCGATACAGGGCGCCTTGCGGGTTCAGTTTCACATAAACTCTTGAAGTGGAACCATGCAGTTGTCGGAGCATCTCTTTTTAGAGGAGGGGCAAATGTTGGCCTTGCAGTTCACGATGGATTTACGGTTGATCTAACACTCCCACAATACGCCGCGATGCGAAAGCTGCTTCATGCACAGGTGTCGAAATTAAAGAAAGGCGGTTTTTTGACTGGTGGATCAATGTCTCCAATGTCCGGCTTTTTGGTGGTTCCACCTCGGCATTTCATTAAAAAACCGTTTAACAATCTTGCAAATATGAAGGCGGTTAAGAAGATACTGGGAAAATTTGTCCAAGCGGCCATGATCAAGTCCGCGTTTGCCAAGTAGGGGCGTAGAGTGCTTGTTGACACCGTAATGAAAGTCGAAGCAGCCCAAAGCGTGTATGGGTCGCCAATACTTACCGCAACGCAATCCGACAGCACCGCTAGAGCAGCCGATGGGTACAAGTGGTTAAGCGCGTACCGGTTGAAGTTCGATGGGCCAACATCGAAATACCCTGCTACCGGTAGGGTTGTGTTCCCTGCGGTTGTAAGTTTGAACTTGAAGTCGTTCCCAAAGATACGTCTTACGTTTTTTGATTCCACGAGGCCAGACCCGGACGGTGAAGCATCGGACTACGCCGGAACAACGATCCAAGCCCGAGTTCACAATGGGACGGCATCGTTTTACTGGAATGGTTCGACATGGGCTCCAGTAACGGACGACGATGCAAACTGGAACACGCCCACGGAAGTTGAAACAAACGCCTACCCAGCTCTTATTGCGACGACTGGCTTTGGGCTCGAGTTCAAGCTCAACACAACGGATTTGACCAAAACTCCAAAATTGTATGGCGCATCATCGCTCTGGAGGTTGGATCTTTCTTCAAGGTCTGGCGCATACAAACTTGCTGATTCTTGGACGGATGATGCCGTACATAGGACTTTGATTCCTTGGCTTACCAGCTTGACGTTCCACAGGTCATTTGAAGCGGTTATTGCGGCTGGTGTTCTGGAAATACCACTGTCTTCTCTGGATGGGTATACGGTATCGAGCGTTACCAGCGCGTACTGGCTGGACACCGATCCTTACAGAAGAGGCACTGCGGAAACGGGAACTTACAATTCCTCAACAAATGTTTTCACATTGTCAGCAAACGCCAAATCTTCGCCAACAAGAATCCATTTGGACTTGGAATGCACGGTTGGGGTTGTGTCTTCGCCCCATGAAGACTTGGTGACCGCAAAGGTCCCGGTAGTTGTTTTGACAACACTCGACAAGGAAGTCACAAAAAACGTCGGAAAAACGGGCGTAAAAGACAATAGTGTGGTAATGGAAATACCAGCGCCACAATGTGTGAATCTCGGTCTTTCTTTGAGGATCGACGCGCCAGACCCCAAAGACTGCTGGTCAGTTTGGGAAAAAATTGAATCCCAGTTCAAAGCTGGGAAGAGCATATCACTGGTAAGTGAAGGCACTGCAAGGCCCGTGTATGTTGCAGTTCCAAGAGACGATGTTTTCCAATCACCGCAAGGTGGTGGTGTTTTATCTTCGCTAACCGCGACTATGGCCCTCAGATACCACACATGGTATGCTGGGACCGCTGTTCAAAAGGCACTTGTGGCCGAAGCGACCCAAGTTGGAGATGGCATCCCTGTGAGTGCCATTACTTTTGAAGTGGCGGCCTTGGATGTCCCGGTTAGCGTGTAGAAATAGGAGCTTGAGTCATGCCGCAGACTTATACGGTTGGAGCGAAGCCGGGAAAGGCAGGAACTTCTGTTAGCGTTGTTACACCTACTGGTGCTGGCGCTCTTTCTCCATTCGGAACAACGTGCTACGTCGGCGCGTTCCGGTGGGGTCCGATGGACAAAGCAATCAGCCATGTAGTCGGTGGAATCAATCACTACCGAACCCTTCGCGGAACTCCGATGAAGGACGATTATACCGCGCTCGCAATTGAGCACGGATATAAGGTTGCCGGTTCGTCAATCAGGACGGTCACTTACCGCGTTGGCGATGGAAACCAAACTCAAGCGACCACAAGCTACTACCAGCGACTCATCCAGAGGAACATTACAGATCAGTTCACCGTTGCCGGTAATCCAGCCCTTCCGCTGAACAGCGCTTTCACTTTGAGCGGAGCGTTCCCCGGTCGCAGGGGAGGCCGGTACATTCGGTTTGGCGCTGAGTACCCCACCGGGACTTACCCGATCTCTGGAAACACATTCGCCACGTCAGCGGTTGGCTGGGGAAAAGATGCGTACAAAGGATTCACGATCCATTTCGGACCCGGCAGCACGTACGCATTCACGATCCTCGCCAACGACACTTCCGGCAACGTGACAATCGATGGGAGCTTTGCTCAGAAGATCGATGCCGCTGGAACGCTCCTCGGAACAGCACTGAACGCCCTTACGGCTGGTGTTGCTTCATGGTGGGTTTCGTCTGAGAACGTAAATGAGCTTGGTGTTACCGAGTCCGTCTCTCTCCGCATTGAAGAAGACCCAATATCGGCGCACAAGTTCCGCTTTGTTGTTGGGGCTGACGGTGTTGACTACGGAAGTTACGAGAATTTGGAAAACGGAGCCAATCAGCCCCGACATTTCCAATCAATCGTAAATTCGGCGTCAGACACGCTTGCTGAAACCAACATCGCAATCTCTTCTGACCAGTTCCCCGCTTCAGGCGTGGCTCTGACGAACGAAGAATACAAGCCCGCTGGCTGGGTTGGACTTGGTGAGTGGGACGGGAACGGCTGGCAAGACCAGACGACAGCAACGCTTGGGTACAACCAGTTCAAAGTGAACACGTACAAGTGGTCGCGGGTTGGAAGTCATGACTGTTACATCGAAAGAGGTACGGTCACACACCCGGCGAGCGCCGACGTGTTTCCTTGTGAAATTCGTTGCACGTTCATTTCTGGAACAAACTTCACAGTTGCGGTTTATCCTCATGGAAGCTCAACCGCCTTGTTCTATGCGACAAACGGCGGGGCTGGGTATGCAAGCGCAACCAACGTTCCTTTGAGGGAAATGTTTGGTATTTTGCCGACATTCCAAGTCAATGTTGGTGGTGGTCCGTCTATCGGCAATTCGGTATCGCTTTGGTACAATCCGCTGCCACCGGGTCTTTCCAAAAAGAACGCTTGGTTCTACCCGAACGGACTTTCTGCTGAAGGAGATCACCGGCTCAAGTACCGGGTTCTCAACAACACGCTCGACACAGCCACACTGAAAGTTCCTGTTGGGTCCAGCATCCACGATGAAATCGGCGCACCGCGGCCTGCAATCGCGACAGCCCCAACGGCTGGTCCGTATGTTGTTGCTGGCGGCGCAAGCGATGTGATGATCTTCGTCGATGACTTGGGCAATACCCGAACCTTGGGCGCAGTTGCCGCTGGAACAGTCACGGCTACCGCTCTCGCGGCTCTGTTGAACGCAGAAGTGTTGTCGGTTTTGGGTGCAGCAAATCTTCGCGCTGTTTTCGGCGCTACGACCGTTTCTGGCGCATCTCATTTGACAATGAGGAATACGTTCTCGTTTGGACCCGGAACCACTATTGGCGTTGGTGCTGGGAACATGAACACCATCACTGGCTATGTCGCCGGGACAACCAACGGGACAGACGGTGGGACTGCAGTCATTCAGTACGACAAGACGCCCGCTGGCGGCAGGGATGGTCTTGGAGCTCTCGGTGAAAACAACGAATACGAGAACGCCTTTGACGCCACAGACAGCCATTTGAATACGATGGCTACGGAAAACTTCGGTCTGGTCAAGTTGGCAAATCCGGGGATTTCAACTCCAGCGGTAATCAATGCTGGCGTTGACTATGCGTTTGCCGCGGGTTGGCGTTATGCGCCGACGTTGCCCGTCCCCGCTACGGTTGCTAATGAAGCCGCTGCGGTTGCTTGGGTGTTGGCGAACATCACATTGGCCGATGATGCGAGAAACATGATGGGTGCGTACTGGCCCGCATGGGGAACGGCAAAAATCAATCCGTTCGACAAGGGCGAATTGCAAGTCCCAATCGTTGGACCGGCTCTTGGTTTGCAGGCGAAGTACGCAGCAGACTTCAATGGTTATCATCGGGCAACCGCTGGGTTGAATGCGGACATTTCCACAATCATTTCCAAGTTGCCAACGGATGACAATGGAATAGGCATCGAGACGGATGACTACACTCTCAATCAAATCGGACTTGTGGCTGTAAACCATTACGGTCCGAAGATTGTTCTCTGGGGTGCCCGGTCGCCTGAGCTTCAAGGTTCCGGTCAAATTTGGTCACACAAGTGGGATTGTCTGCTGCACATTGCTGCGGAACTCCGCGTGTTGAGCAAGAAGTACGTGTTTGAAATGATTCCTGACGTATGGCCTGAGATTGTAGGGTTCACCCAAGCTCTATTGGCACCCAAGTATGCTGCCGGGTGGTTCATTGGAGGAACGTTTGGTGAGGCGGTTCAGATCGTTTGCGACACGTCAAACAATCCAACTGCAATTCAAGATGCCGGTAAGGTCATTTGTACGGTAACGATTCTCGGGATCAAAGGTGTTGCCGAGAAGATTGAGTTCACTGTCGGCACTAGCGGCGTTGCAGTCGCCATTGGCTAGAGGAGGATTTAGGCAAAATGGGATTGCAAAACCCTGTACATGATTTCGCACAGCTAAACACGCTTAATTTCAAGCTGAATTCTGTGCCTTGGGGCGAGTTTAAATTGGAATCGTTCGGTACTCTGGCGAGAACGCTTTCTATTGCCAATGCCCCGACGAACCAAGCGATTTCGACCGGGAAGCAGTCACACGAAACCCCGGAGTTTTCAATTCTCGCTGGCAATCAAACCGACTGCGTACTCATGGAACTCTGGTATCAAGCGGTAAAAGCAGGCGTCCTTGGATACAAAGTCACTGGAACGCTGTCTGGATATTCGGAACATCAATCCACTAGCGGTGACGATCAGACGAAGTTGCTCGTGATTATGAGCGAGATTTTCCCGATTGAGTTTTCGACTCCCGCATTCAGTACCGATGGCGACGGGGAAGCTGGAATGATGACTGGCAGATTCAGCGTATTTGGAACACATCCACTGTTCCTTGCTGGCTAGTCGGTTCGCGAAAGTTCGATTGCCGAAAGGCACAACAAGGAGGGTGTAGATGCGTTTGGTTGAAAATACCGCTGTATCAATTCGTCCAGATGAGGGCGTGATTCGAGCGGTTGAAGATTTGCTCACAAGTGAGTTGGAAAAAGGCGAATTTGCGTTTACGCATAGGCCGATCACAACAACTCTTGGAGAGCACGGCTCGAAATTCCTCATGGGCTACGCCGCTGTAGACGGAAGTGGCCCACCCCAAGGCAGATTCGAACTCCGCTCACCGACAATCAGAGAACAAGTTCAAGCAACTCAAAAGATCCGCGCTGCGTCGAAACAAGGCGCAACGCCCGGTCAGCAAGTTGCTTTGATTTTGAGTCGCTACCTCGTGAGTGCGGAAGGCATCCCGATGGAGGGCCTTGCAGAGCGAAAAAAAGAAGCCATGTTGACCAAACTCCCCACTGGCGACATTGGCTACATGACCTTGTATCTCCAATACATTTTGGAAGATGGTGAACAGCGCCTTCCTGTTGTTTACGATTGCCTAGCGTGTGCTCTCAAAGTTGAAGCCCCAACTGTTGATCTGGGAAAACGCCAAGTCCATTACTTTGACTACGATTCCGAGCATCAGCCATATGCCGTTTACAATCTACGTCACCCAGTCAAGCTAAGAGACCACGTAGCCAAAGCGGTCGTCCTTGGCCCCACACAGTTCAACATGACCATGCTGAATGCCACTGATAAACAGCTTCCGGTTGGTGTTGACTATCAGGCAAAAGTTCTTGCGAACGCGATCAAAGGAACCGATGAAGGTCCTTTGAAGGGCACATTGAGCGAGTTGGAAGTTTTTCAGATGCACATGAAAGACTTGACCAATTGCTTCAATGCAGTGAATCAGTTGAATTGTGAACCGGCAGAGTGGTTGAATCACGACTGCCCCAAGTGTGGAACGGAAAACAATCTCCAATTTGCGTGGACGGACCGCAATTTTTTTGGGGAATAGGGCTCAGTGATGAAGAATACGCTGCATTATTGTGGGAACTTCGCGCCTTGGGTCCGGGCGTAGTAGATAGGTCCACAAGGAGTGAAGTTCATGCGTTGATAGACGCAAAGTGGAAGCATATGCACAAGCTCCACTACGATCAAAAGGAAGGAAAAAGCAATCTAGCTGGCGTGATTGCTTTCGGCGTTTATGGCTAAAAGATTTTCCATTGTAGGCCATATTGATGTCAGCGGCATTCCCCGTGCCGTTTCCAACATGAGAACCTTGCACATGGCGTCACGCCAAGTGGCGCATTCAATGGATGGAGTGTTTCGCGCATCTGGCCGGGCTTCTGTAGGGATGTCCAGTATGGCTAAAAGCGCTGTTCTTGCAAAACTGGCAATGACTGGTGTCGGAGTGGCTGCAAGGACTGCCCTTGGACTCATGCAAAGCATTGCCGTTGGCGCTACTGTTGGCGGGATTGCGGTCGGTCACGCTGCAAAGACGTGGGGTGATTTCACTCTTGCGATTGGAGAGGTCAATACGCTCTTGGACCCCGGGTCAAGTGCTATGGATATGTTTGGCGAAAAGATTAAAAAGCTGGCTGTAGACACAGGGCAGTCAACTGGTGACATCACTCGAGGGCTGTACCAAGCCATTTCAGCAGGCATCCGTGTTGGCGAAGGCGGTTTGAACGTCTGGGAGTTCGTAACAAAGTCGGCACAAACTGCTGTTGGCGGTCTTACGGACGTTGAAGTTGCCGTAGATGGGCTAACAACACTCGTCAATGCGTATGGAGAGTCTACTGTTGGTGTGGATCGTGCCCAGCGCATGATGTTCGAAACAATGAAGCTCGCCAAAATGCGTATTCCAGACCTCGCATCAAATCTTGGAATGGTTGTTCCTTTTGCGTCTCGCCTTGGCGTCAGCATCGAAGAACTCGGATCGATGTACGTGGCGTTGACCCGTGCCGGGATGAGTTCTGAGCAAGCGGGAACCAGAATTCGTAACATAATGATGGCTTTGATCAAGCCATCCAAGGACGCGACTGAAGCAGGCAGGGGAATGGGCATGGCATGGACTGGCGCTGCAAACGCGGCACTGGTTCAAAAATACGGACTCCTCCCTGTTTTGGAGTTGATCAAGGAAAGAACTGGCGGGACCATATCTGAAATCACCAAACTGTTTCCCAACATTCGTGCGTTGGCTGGTGCACTGCACATCCTTGGAGAGGAAGGCAACTTTTTGATGACATCTGCCTTTGGGGATCTTGAAAAAGAGATGGGCGGGATAACAAACAACGCCGAAAAAGCGGTCAAGGATATTCAAAAAACATTCGGGTTCCAGTTCAAGCAACTGATGATTGCTATCCAAGTTGGATGGGCAGAAGTTGGGCGCGGACTTGTGGAAGGAATGGGGCTGAATCTTGGAGAAGCCGCTGACACCATGCTAAACGCAAAACCGAGCTTCCGTGCAAACGCGAAAGCGTTTGGAGAAGGTTTGGTAGAGGGTTGGACGGCAAGCGGTGCCGCCGATATGTTTTCAGATCTCTTCGAAGGAGGGGCGAAAGGAGAAAACGCATGGAAAGGCTTTGCTCGGGTTTTCTCGCGAGTAACTGGCGAAATGACCGTTCAGATCGGTAACTTGGTGACGGCAGTCGACGGCATTTCTGAAGCATTCAATGGTCTTGGCAATGCCATACTCTTCGTTGGAGGCATTTGGGCGGCAAGCAAGCTCTTCGCCTTGTTCACATGGATGAAAGGTGCTGGACTCATCGGTGGCGCTGCTGCCGCAGGGTCTCAATTGTCATTGCCTCTAGCAACTGGGGCTGCAAGCGCAGGTAAAATGGCTGCCATTGGCGCAATGGCAGTTCCGGGGGCTATTGCCGGGGCGGGTTTGGCTGCTGCCGGTGGGTTCATGTCTGAAACAGGCGCAACGGACAACATATTTCACCAGATGACTGGTGGGTTTTTCAAAGAAAGTGGCGGGCTCGACTTCGCATCGAGGCAAGGGGTCATTGTTGCCGGTAAACTTAGATCGCTTACGAACTTGGCCGGAGGACAATCCCCAGCAGAGTGGCACAAGCCTGTGGGAGTTAAAGGTTATACAGCCCAACAGCAAAGGGACATGACTCGAACGGGAATCGCTCAAGCCAAAGCAAAACAAGCAGAAAGCATGAAGTGGTGGAACGCAACAGGAAGGGGTGCTGCTTCAAAACTTGGGTCCGATCTCAAAGCCAAAACGATGGGTCAGTTCGCAAGCAAATACGAACCGTGGTCAAAGATGCTATTTGGGCGTGACTTGAGCACTTTGTCGGAAGATTTCAAAGAAGTGGGGAGAGCCATTGTCCTTGGTTACGCAGATATCCAAGAAGCATTCAGTCAAGACATCAACATGGAAAACACCGTCAATGTGAAAGTCGAAGATGACGAAAAGAAAGGCGGGTCGAAAAGCAGCAAAAAGAAAATACGTCTCAAGGAGCGCGGTATTGGAGCGGCGACTGGTCGGCGTTACTCCATGAGCAACTACTTCATTCTCAGGGGAGATGAAATCTTGCCCGTCCCAGATGAGTTCATTTATCAAGTGGGTGCGCCAAGGGGGTAGCAAGTGGGCTGGAGTATAGGAGGCGGTAAAGAGGGTGAAGCCGGTACATTTGCCGGGCTTCACTGGGGTGCCGGTGTTGGCTCTGGCGCTTTCCAAGGCGTTCCGTTTCTTTCGGGTGCTGATGTTATTGGCGATGCCATGTTTGGCAGCGGGTCACTGTCAAAAGACGAGTGGCGTTTGGTCTTTGCCGATGAAATCCCAGAATTCCAAGTTGGCGGCAATCAGATGTTCGTATTCAATGGATACGGTCCCATCAGTATGCGCCAAGCGTGGGAAGAAAACGTAGCCGTAGTTTCAACGTTTGCCCCGGAGCCGTCAGTTATGACGACCCCGGGACAACCGATGAGAATTGATGTTGAAGGGTTTTTCCCTGCTCAACACAGTATGCACGATGTTACAGACATCATAGATCGTCTGGAAATGATGCGCCGGTTCGATCCAACTCTCGGAAGAAAGCCACGAATCACATTTGACTGGGGTGGCGTCTACGTCACGGGGTACCTCACTTCTCTCTCAATTGACTACAACGACACGAAGTTTTTCGTAACAGGGTCTCATACAGGGTTCACTGTTTCTTTCAGTTTGGTTTCAGAAAGAGTTCTGAAGCCAATGATGGTGGATGTGACAACTGGCGAAATTGAAACGAAGTTAGTCACGTTAGGCGAATATGAAACCTTCGAATGGCTTGCATACAAGGAACTTGGAGATCCCAAAAAAGGATTTCATCTTCGATTTTACAATGAACACGTCACTGACGACGAGTTCGGCACTCAAGTAAAGGTGTTCGGAAAAGGGCACTCGCTGAATGTTGGCGCACCAAAGATGAGAAGCTATGTGTTCGCTGGAGAATGGGAATCTGATTTCCAAACGTACGCTTCTGGACTTGAAGGCGGGTATGGGGACTGGAATTCTATACCCAGCGAGTACACCGCATGAGCGCCACTCCATCTCTTATCCTTTCTGTGAACGGCAAACAATACACTCCAGACAAAGATATGTGGCTCTGGCAGCACATAATCTTGATTGCCGTTGAGCACGTTGCCGATGGCGCAGACGAACTGACCATTGAGTTTGACGCTTGGAACGAAGAGGAGTCCAACTTCACCATTTTGGGCCAAAACATCTTTGCAGTTGGAAACCTCATTGAACTCCAGTCGGGGTATGAAGGAGACATAGACTTCCATCATGGCCGATATGAGATCGTGAGGCATGAGCCTGTTTTTGCTGACAATGGGCGTCCTTCTTTGACGGTGCGAGGTTATGATGCCATGCACAGGATGATCAGCCCCGGTTCCAAGCAGCCAAGAGCATTTATGAACGTAGATTACGATCATGAGATAATTATCGAGTATTCCTTGTTGTATGGCTTGATGATCGAGTTTGAAGAAACCCCGAAAAACCCACAGTTTGAGATCACCAGAAAAAAGGGCCACAAAATAAAGTCCAAGGACAAGAGAAAGGCAAAAGAAACGGTATCACCAAGTTGGATCAAAAGGGCGGGAACGACTGACTTGGCAGACTTGAAGATGCTGTGCATGAGGAACGGGTTTGCAAGTCCTCGAGTTCGATATGACCCAAAACTTGGTAAAGATGTTTTGCTGTGCAAGCGCCCAAATTCATTGAAAGACCAAACCATTGACACCGATGGGAAGGCTCATTTGTGGAAATGGAGGCATACGCTAGGAGCGGGTAATTTTGAAGCAACCGTAGCTAGTTCTGTGTTCGGTGCTGGACCCGGTGATTATCAAGGTGACTGCACACTAAGCTCTTTCTCTCCAAGATATTCCACGCATGGGCTTGCGCTTGCAGTTCGTTTGATAGCGCCAACTCCTGACGGGGAATTCCGTGTTGTAGAAATGGAGTTGAAGCCCGGATCTAAAAAACCAACACTGGTGTTCGATGGGTCAAATGTGGAGGAAATTGCTGATTACGTCGAAGAAGAGTTCAAGGTTTTTGTTTCTGCTGTCAAAGGTGACGCGCCAGACTTCAAAAACCCGATGGCAGATTCAACAACCGTACTTGTTGAAGTTCTTGGCGAGTATTCGAAGCAGACATCTGAAGCGGAAGAAGTGGCAGTGAAGCTCAACAAGCTCGGAAGCGACGAGATGAAGGAGTGGTGGGGCAGGGAAATCGCATTCCGCACATTGGCAACAAATACTGGCGACTTGGTTGAATACGCCACGAAGTGGCTTGAGATGCGTAGGAATTTGTGGCAACGCGCAAACTTCGAATTCGGAAACATACAAACAACAAACAAGCTCGATTCATACGTGGTTCAGCCCGTTGTTGGTGTGAGTCCAGAATACGAAGGTTGGTGGATGATATGGGACGTGACTCATACTTGGACGCACGGCATTCACTCGGTTACTGGTGTTGCAAATAGGGTCATTTCCGAAAGACCCCCAATCCCCGGATTAATGGATTCATCTAATGTCGCAGATAAACTAAGTGGTGAAAAGTGGGAAGCGCCCGGTACGGCAGGAACTATTGCAGGCGCGCAATGATGGTGAGTTTGAATGAAAGACGGTTTTGACCTTGGAGATGTCATTGAGCATCTCGGAATTTGCATCGAAGTGAATGATGACGGGACTTGTGATTTGCAAGTTCCAACTTACGCTGGCGATCAGATAATAGATAGCATCAAGGGCGTTTTCCCTCTCAACGGACCATTTTCAACTCCTCGCATTGGCGAGCGCGTAGTTGTCGAAGAACGGCACCCAAGTCACAACCCAAGTGACGCACTTCGTTGGGTTGGAACGGATTTGGAAACCCCAAAGCTCCTCGACGCAGATCGCGTTGTCATTACTTCAAAAAACAAAACGATGGCTATCATCTTCGATGATGATGCGCTTGGAGACGAATCCAACCACCCACACTTGTACATTGGCGCACTAAGCAACACGCAACCAGCAGTCCTTGGTCACACTTTGATAGCCAAGCTGGACGAACTTCACGAATTGCTGAAACCGTGGAACAACTCCCTTGGGTTGCAAATGTCCGTGGAAGGAGTGGCTCTGATGTCGGCTCTTTCGGCTTGGGTCACGCTTGTCGCCGCTGCGTCCGCTGGCGTTGCGGCAAACCCCGGCACACCGGCTTCATTGCTCGCGCTGACAACGGCAATAACAAACTACACCACGCAATTGACTACCAGAGGCACCGACGCGATAGCGTTGGAAACCGCTATGGATGCTTTGAGAGAAACGTACAAGGCATTCAATTCTTATTTTGTGAAAATAGCCGGTGCGGAGCCAACGGTAATTGAAGAGGCAGATGGGTATGATTTTTCAGGTCACAGTTAGGCGCAAGCAATCGCTTGATGCTGGCGGTTTGGGTTGTTAGGTATGGGTTGGTATTCGCAATTGGTCAAAATGCCGTTGAATCGAAGCATAACGGTCTGCTTGGGTTTGCGTTGACACGTTGCGGATCGTTGGATTAGAGTGTGAACGCAACACCTCCTTGTTGTCGCTACTTTTGTGATAACTACCGTTGCTGTGCCGGTTGGGCGTTTCGCCAGCGTCTAGCCGGCGCTTTTATTCACTCATCCAATTTAACATGGTAGTGTACTCACAATGAGTGAAGTGAAGGGAAAAGTGGGTCTAAAGTGGCCCCCGAAAATCAACGATACCGGAGGGTTGGATCTTACAAATCCGACCGGTGGTGGCTGGGAATCTTTGAAGCAACTAATTGCCATTGCTCATTTGCCGAGGATGAGTTCCGACCCATACGTGGACTCGTTTGGCATTGGATCTCCAATGGAAGGGTTTGACACCGTTCAAGGAACAGTCCCGAACAAGCTAAAGAAGTACATCCTCCAGTTTTACTCGAGGATGGAATTTATGAAACGGGCAAAGTTGATCAGCGGACCAAACATCACTTTGACCGACCCCGCAACCGGGAAGCTGGAAATCAAAGAATTGGTTTTGAATCTCCAATCCAGTGACACCGAGGAGATTGTAGCATGACTGCGCCTTACTTTTCGGTAGTCACCAGAGATGGAATTTACAAAATGCTTCTTGAACTAAAGAAGCAACTTCTGCCGGAACATACCGAAGACAATCCTGAAGATCCGCTCAATGCGTTGCTTTCTGTTTTTTCATATGAAGGCCAGCGTCAGTCAGCAATGTTGGACATGGCTGCATTGGAAATGGACTGGCTGAACTGTCGAAGAAGAGCATCATTGATAGCAATGGGCTATTTGACTGGTTTTTCATTGGATGGAAACAAGCCAGCCAAGATCAAGATCCTTGCAGATGTCACAACGGAATCTCCTTCTGGTTCCATATTGGTTGAAAAAAACGCGGCTTTTGGAGCGCCCAACGGTGTCCAATTTGAAGCGCTTGCTCAAGTAGCTATGCCTGCTCAGCTTCTAAACATACCTTATGGCGCAACGCCATCATTGACGCTAAAGTCTCTTTCCAGTGTTTTTTCTGCAAACGACGGTTTGCCCGCATCCATGCCGATCAGCGTTGCGAATGATGCGCTGTACTACTGCCATGAAGCACTTGTTCCAGAGGGATTCAATGTGACGATTGCGGCGCTGACATCTGCCGCAAAGTATAGCGTTGAGTATTACGAAGGCCATTCAAAACAAGGCCACCCAAGCTCAGTCACCAACAACGGCGATGGAACGCTCACATTCAAAGCTGATTCATTCTTCGGGTGGTCACAAGATACTTCATGGAACTACTCGACCGCGCTTTCAATTTACGTTGGAGGTCCGCGCTACAATGCAAACGATGCGGTTGGTCTGGTTGTTCGAATCAAGAGCTTGGAAACTGGCACTTATGAAGACGTGTCCGTCGTTTCCAGCACGGGACCATCGTTTTCGACCGCCACTGTTCTGGGACAAACATCAGTATCTACAGATGTAACAAAATATATTGTCTCGTGTGAGTGGAGGCCCTTCAAGTGGTATTGGGACAAGGAAGTGACTGGATCGGCAGCCGACATAACGGCGAAGATGCGGTGGGTTATGCCTTTCGAAGAGCAACAGTTGGTCACGGCAACAGATACTTACTTGAACTTGAATGAAACACAGCAAGGCGGGCGCGAGTGGAAATCAACGTCAGTCAACGGCGTCACTGGGTACTGGATGCGTATCCGCATGACAGCCACTACCGGCGCAGCGCCAATGAATTTTTCGGATCTTTCATTCGATGCAGATGATACGGCCTACACAACGCTTGCCGGTGGAACGCTCGCATACACGGTTCCAGTGGACTGCATTCAAGGGAAAACAATCACAGAGAGCTTTGGAATTTCAACCGGCACGGCAAACCAGATTTTTTCGCTTGGCAATGTTCCTGTCAACGATTCCCCGTTGTCTATGGAAGTCGGAAGCGTGGTGTATTCGAAAGTGGAAACTCTGTTTGGCTCAGGCCCAAACGGAACGAACTTTTTGCTGATTGAAAATCCAGACGGGACATTTTCGGTCAAGTTTGGAGATGGCGTCGATGGAAAAATCCCCCCAACGTCAGACGAAATAATCATGACTTATCGCATTGGAGCGGAGTCGTCTGGAAATGTTGGAGCTCTGACTGTTTCAACAAACAAATCGGGTCAACCGTTCCTTGGAAACATAAGGAACCCTTCTCCGGGTAGGTTTTGGGAAATCAAACAAGCAGATACTTCACTCGGGACCGA